TTAGATGTAGTGAATAATTCTACTGGTTATCAACTGACACAAGTAACTAGACATTATTTGAATAGCATTATGTACCCTACTGACCCTACAGGTGAACCTACTTACTATGGATTTAATGGTGCAGATGCTTCTAATAATCTAAAGGTAGACTTATCACCTATACCTACTGAAGCTCAGACGATATCATTTGATATTGTGAAGTATCAAGATGAACTAACTGAGGCTGCTACGGTTATAAGTGTACCAAGTAAGCCTGTCGTATTAGGAGCTTGGGCTAGAGCTATAGCAGAGCGTGGTGAAGATGGTGGAACACAGTCATCTATCGCTGCTCAAGAAGCTACCAATTCACTCAATCAAGCGATTATGATTGATGGTGGTAATGCTAAATATGAAGCAGACTGGTATACAATCTAATGGCAAAACAAATAGCATATCAACCTCTAACTAACCTAGGCATCAATGGTCTAAATACACAGGATAATCCTGCGACTTTAGATAACACTTGGTTGACTAAAGCTGAGAATATAGTCCTAAGAGAGAATGGAAGGATATCTTTCAGGAAGGGTTTGAAACAGAAAGTAGCACCTAGTGGTACAGCGATAGGTTCTCTGATAGAACACGATGACCAAGGAGAGAAGAAGATATTTGCTAGTTATGGTACATCTATATATACAGTAGATTTTACCTCACCTGCTTCAGCATTTCCTAGTAGTGGTGATGATGTTAAACACACAGTAGGAAGCTCAACAGGTGATTGGCAATTTGTAAACTTCAATGGAAGGTTAAATGCTTTCCACGCTAGTATAGTACCACAGAGATATGATGGTGCTCTAGGTGCTGGTTCTAAATGGGCAGCTTATGATAATTCACATAGACCATCTAGTGTAACTTCAGGTGAATTTAAGCCTAGCTGTGGTATAGGCTTCTATGGTCGTATGTGGGTAGGTGGAGTTACAGAAGAGAAAGATGTAGTACATTATTCTACTCTTCTAGATAGTGATGATTTCAGGACTACAGCAGAGAACGGTGCTTCAAACGGTGGTTCTTTCGATTTAAAGAATGTATGGGGACAAGATGAAGTAGTAGCTATAGCACCTTTTTATGGTCAGCTCGCAGTATTTGGCAAGCAGAACATAGCTATATATGAGAGTCCAGATGTAATAGCGAGTATGAAACTCAATGAAGTTATCAGAGGAGTTGGTTGTGTCGCTAGAGATTCCATACAGCATATAGGTGATGATTTAGTATTCTTATCTGCTACTGGTCTTAGGTCTCTAGCTCGTACTACAGAGAAGGATAAAGTTCCTCTGACTGACTTATCTCTTAATATTAAAGATACATTAATAAGAAATATAGGAAATAGTACAAATGTTAAATCTGCTTATGTAGAGAATGAAGGTATTTATATTATGTCTTTTGTAGACAAGAATATAAATTATGTTTTTGACTTCAAACATCTGACACCGAATGGTGGACCTAGAATAACTACTTGGTCTTTTGATAATGATAGAGAACCAGCGAGTTTAACATATACAGATACATATGGTTTATTAGTAGGACAACAAGATGGTAGTCTGGCTGGATATGAAAAATGGTATGATACTGATTTAGCAGGTGCTTCTACTTATACGGATGCTTCTTATACGAGTTCATTTGAAACAGTATGGGTAAACTTAGGTGAATCTGTATCAGCGTCTCTATTGAAAAGATTATTTATGGTACTGGAAGGTGGTTCTGGTGCGACTATGGGTATAAAGTGGTATAAGGATTTTAGCCCTGCACCATCTACGACAACTTCTATAGTTCTGAATCCTGTGACAACTGGTACGACATCTTTATATGGTGCATCCTCGTCTTTATATGGAGCGACAACAGCAACACATACACACGATGCTGCGGTACATCCATCTAATTCTACTTATGCACCTATATTTGGATTGAAAGAATATAGGACACCACTTACAGGTTCAGCTAAGAACATAAAAATAGCGATAGATATAGAGAGTAATGGATATGATGCCTCTCTACAAACTTTAACTTTATTACATAAACAAGGGAAGATAAGATAATGGCAGATTATACATTAGCAGTTTCTTGGTCTGGAAAGGATGCACTAGCTGACTCAGATGCAAACAAAGTAATTTCTGGTTCAGACTTTAATACAGAGTTTACTACGGTACAGACCAGTGTGAACTCCAAGGCAGATAAGGCTTCACCTACTTTTACAGGTACACCATTATCTACAACAGCAGCAGAAGGAACTAACTCGACACAGATTGCTACTACAGCCTTTGTGAGAGCAGAGATACTTAGTAGGGTTTATCCTGTAGGTTCAATATTTACGACAGTAACAGCTTATGCTGATTCAGCAGCAGTAGTTGCAGTAGTAGGTGGAACAACTTGGGCAGCTTTTGGAGCAGGTAAGGTGCTTGTAGGTGTAGATACTGGTGATTCGGATTTCAATACTATAGAGGAAACAGGTGGTGCTAAGACTGATTCACATACACTAACAACTGCTGAGATACCATCACATACGCACACCATTCACGATTCTGACCATACTCAGACACCAGAACATACTGATAGTACTGCTGATGAGTATGGAAAATATACTGCATCTAGTGGAACTTCGGGTGCTACAGGTGGTGGTGGAGCACATACACACGACATCGTACAACCATACATAACAGTATATTTTTGGAAACGCACAGCATAATAATTAGGAGATAGAGAGATGGCAAGATTTGACCAATATAGAAGCGAAGAAGGACCACCTATGATAACCCCTAGACCGGGCAATCAAAATTTTGACCAATACAGAAATGAAGAAGGAACATTAATAGGAACTTCTGGTGGAGCAGTCGGGAGTGGTCTAAAATTCAATCTAGGTGGTGGTCTCTTGAGTTCTCTAGGTGGTGCTTATGCTGCCAGACAGATGCGTAAGAATGCTGAAGAGAATAGAAGGTGGCAGGAAGAGCAGAATACTATAGCATACGAGAGGTCTCTACCTTGGAGTAGCTATGGTCCTGCGGGTGACGTAGAGTTTGACCCTGAAACTAAAAAGATTATGCAAACTCTAGCTCCTGAGTTTCAAGACCTTATGGGACAGTGGTTAGGTGTGGCAGGAATGGCACAACAAGAGATGCTTAGTATGATGGGCGACCCTTATAAGATGGAGCGAGAACAGTTTGATAGGTTTGAAAGGCTTAATGCACCAGCCTATGCACAGCAGAGATGGGCACAGAAAGAACAAGCATTAGCTCAAGGAATGCAAGGAACTCAAAGTTATTATGACCAGATGGCAGTTGAAGATGCTATAGGTCAGGATAGACTTCGTAACCAATTAGCAGCTATGGGTACTGGTATGGACTATAGAAGGATGGTAGGGGAAGAAGCCCTAGGATTTGGTGCAGGTGCTCAAAATGTAGCTGGTATGTTAAGACCTGATGTAAATTATGGAATTGGAGCTGGTCAGGGTTCTGAAGTAGCTGCTAATATGCTCGGTATGTCCGGTGCGGGTACAGACTTAACAGATACACAGAATGCTTATTATTCTGGTATGTTAGGTCAAGCTAGTAAATATGGTGGTGGAGCTAATACTTATGGTGGCAGTGGTGGATATACACCTCAAGGAGCAGCAGGTGCAACTGGTGGTGGTTTCTGGTCTATGTTAGGTAATATAGGTTCAGCTTTATTCCCAAATAATTAAAGGATAAGATTATGGCAGATTCGATGTTTGAAGGAGTTAGCATTTTTGATGCAGCAGCTAATGAGAATACTGGTATTAGAGACCGTGCTCTCAATGTCGCTCAATTAGGGCGAGGAAGGGTTGGCGTATATGGAAGTGCTCTAGCAGGCGGTATGGTAACGAGAGGTCTTGCTGGAATGGCAGGAATGAAAACTCAAGAAGAAGAGAAGGCTGAAACAATCTCTAGTATCCTGCAAGAAACAAAAGGTTTAGACCGTAATGACCCTAAGAATCTTCTCATCCTAGCTCAGAAGTTTGCTAATGCTGGTATGCCAGAAGTAGCACAGAGGTTCTATCAGAAGTCTAGGGACTTAACTAAAGAATTAAGAGATGCTACTCGTCAAGATGAACTATTAAAAGTAGAGCAAGAGAAAGCAGCAGCAGCAACTTCTCAAGCAGCGACTGCAGCGTATACTGCTGAGACTGGTAGAACTAGCGTTGAAAATCAAACTATGATTGCTCTGAAACAGATAGATATGGAAGAGTTTCAATATGCGGACCAATCGGGTTTAGATTTATATAAGCATACTACATCATTAGCTTTAAGCCAACAAATCGCAGATAATAATTTTAAATTAGGTAAAGACCAAAATGTGATTAGTGCTGTTAATGCTGGTGTAAACTATTATTTATCCCGTCTGAAGCCAGAAGAAATAGCAGTTAGTAAGATGATTGCTGAAAATGCACAAAGACAAACTGTAGTTGACGCTTTTTATAAAGCAGGTTCTCTACTATATCAGAATGCAGCACTCAAGAGTCAGAATGCTGTAAACGCATATAATCAAGGTATGGGTGGCGACCTTACTAATGTCCTATTACCTAACGGTCAATCAGGTGTCGGTCAGATGGTATGGGACCCAGAGACTCAGACAGCATCATTTAAGTTAGTTAGCACTGGGGAAGCTGGTGGTGAATTGACAGATATACTAGCAACTGGTACTGCAAGTCAGATACAGGATGCTATGGTTACTGCGTCAGGTATTACTTCTGAGGAACAGACAGTTGTTAAGAATGTTAAGGCTATGTATGAGAAAGAGTTTAAACAGGTCTCTCAATTTGGTGATACTTGGAGGATACCTGAAACTGGTATCTTTAGTGATGATGCGAGAGAAGCAGCAGGACTCGAACCACTTACAGAAGTACCTTCAATACTAGATTATGCTCAACATATGGGAACAACTCCGGGAACAGGATATTATAGTGCTGATTATCTTACAAAAGAAGGAGGTCAGTGGCAGCTATTAAGTAAAGGTCACGGTTTAGCTTGGACAAAACTTTATGATGATATGGTTGGTGCAGAAAGATTTCAAGAACAAGAAGTTTCAGCTGAAAAGAAGAGTGAGATAATGACTGCATATCCTAATCTCATACCTAATGTTGAACTCTTAGATACAATGGTTGATATGCCTGTAATGAATGGTAAAGATTATGGTACTATGACTCTAGCAAATGCTATACAAGCTCTTAATGCTCATACTTGGGAAAGACGCATTAAGGGAACATTACGAACTACTGAAGAGAATATGACCGGTGATAATATAAGAATTGCTATTCAGAGACTTATAGCTAGTGTCTCGAATCAAGCAGAACCAGCAGTACAACCAGTAGTACAATCAGTAGCAGGAACTAATGATGGTAGTACACTTATTGCTGGAGGTCCACAAACTAATGATGCTGTAACTCAAGCAGCACCAATAGTACCAGAAGTAACAGAAGAACCAGTTGTAGAAACTACTGGCTTTGACGCTATGGTTAAAGCACTACCAATCAATACTACTAGAACAGAAGCAAATAAGAATGGTAGAACATATTATGAATCGCCAGAATTTGATACTAGCACTAAAGAAGGAAGAGAAGAGAAGAAGAAATATGACCAATGGAGATTTAAGAATGTTAAAAAATACCGATTACAAGGCATAGAGCTTCCGACATCTAAAATAAAGAGGTCATAAAGTGGCAACTCTAGACTTCAGCGATTTAACTCCTAGCGGACAATCGTCTGCTAACAAGACTACTCTAAACTTTGATGATTTAGTCTCATCAACTCAACAAAAATCAACTCTTAGCTTTGATGATTTAACTTCGTCAGGAGGTATAGTAGACTCTACTCATAATATTCCTTTCTATGAAGAAGAGACTCTAGCAGATAAGGTTGCTTTTGCTACTCGAATAGGTGTGACCGATACTTATCGTGGAGTCAAACAACTGTTCGGTGTAGATAAAGAACAACAAGAAGAAGAACAGAAGCGTCTCAATAGTTATATACAAGACCCAGAGATTGGTGGTACTATTCTTGCAGCTTATACCGCAGGTCTCTTTGGAGACCCTGTAGGTTGGGCTATTCCCGGAATGAAAGCCAAGAATGTGTGGAGCGCAGCCAAAGCAGGTATGCTTTTAGGTCTAGTTACAACACCTCTAGGGTATGTAGATGAAGAAATAGGTCAGACTAGATGGTCTAATACTGCCTTCGGTGTAGCTGGTGGTGGTGTGTTATCACCTGCAATGCACAAGTTCTCTCACACAATACTTCCTGCTATGAAGAAAGGATATGGAAATACTGGTAAGGCAATAAGAGATAGTGATATACACAATGAATTAAACTTACTTCAGAAATCTATAGCGACACCTCTCGCTCCAGTATATCAATTAGGTAAGAAGGGTGTGGGTCGTTTAAAAGAATCTAAGTTCGGTCAGGGTTTCGGAAAGTATTTTATAGATAACTTCGGTCTACCAGAAGAGTATGTGAAACTTAAAAAATTTAAGCGTATGTCAGAAAATGAATGGGCTTCTAGATTTGATAAGGTTCTCGCCAAATATAGTAAATTAGATGATAAACAAGATGCTCTCTTGTATAGAGTGCTAACAGGTGAGAAGAGTAGACTACCCGCAAATATGAAAGACTTGAGTGCTGAAGGTAGAAAATT